TTAAATTATCTTTGGTACATTTGCCTACTTGACAAGGGGTTGCAGGGCAATACTACTAAAGTAAAGACTAAATCTTTGGTGATATTGCGCTATTGACAAATAGGTCTTTTATTATATTCCTTACAGCAATATCTAGGAAATTTTCATAAAATCTTTCATTATTCAAATCAAAATTTTCTTTAATAAATTTACAAAGTATAGCTTTTTGATTAGATAAATTATAAATTGATGAATTCTGCAAGGTTTTAATATCCTGTAACTCTTTTCTAAGTATTTCATCTTCCTTTAATATTTGTAGTACTTTTGCGCTAGAAGTATTCACAATACCTTTTAGTAATTTTTCAGAGTTCTTTAATTGTTCAATATCATTTAATAATTTATCTTTTGATAAAAATATACATTCATTACAATTAATTTCATCTTCCTTTTCTAAAACATATTCCGTAAAACCATCTTTAACATAAACCTGTGATATTATATACCCTGCATACAATTGAGAGTTTAATTGTAATAAATGTGATTGTCTATTTGCATCAAATTCACAATCTGTAACTGTTATAACTTTATTTTTCATTTCTTTTATTCCTCTCTTCCTTAAGTTCTTCTTTTAATTGTTCAAAACATGTCTCACTAAATTGACAATTGAAACATAACATTCTACAATTTCCTTTTATCCATTTAAAATATAGAATATCGCACAAAGTTTTAATTAAATGTTTTATATAATAAATCATAATAACATTGCCACTCCTTTCTCAATCCTTACTCTTACTTCCATAGAAGTAAATCTTACGTTCCCGTTTTTAAAGTTACTAGATAACCATTTCATATTCACATTTGTTTTACTTCTGGTTAACAATGTGTTCTCTTTGTGGTCACCCAAAGTTAAACTATAAATTAAATTATTAGTTTGGTCATATGAATCAGATATGAATATCAGACCTAATTTATTATCTAAATACACACCGTAGTTTATATTATCATAAGCTAATGTAAAACAATATCTGCTAGGATTCTGCATGGTCATAACAAAACTGTAATTATCTCCTACATAGTTTCCATCTTTTGCATAATTACCATAGTTTGAACCATCTATCATTCTCAAAAATTTGGATTTAGATTTCTGTTCCTGTAATTCTTCACTAGCTGTTGCCCAATAGAATAATACGTTTTCACTGCACCATATTTCGCCTTTTTCAACTTTTGGAATATGAAAAGCTTTATGCATATGATAAGGATTATAAAAGCTTGTATTATTTCCAAGTAAAAATATAATCACTCTATCTTCTTCCCTGTCCACTGTATGGTATATAGATAATAAAGCATCTGGTTCATCCCATCCATTTACATATTGCTTTTGGTCTTTAGGTTCTAACATATATTCATCAAAGTACATATATTTAACTCTTGGGAAACTTTCATTTTTCATTTTAACTGCCTCACTTAATGCTATACAGTGTCCAATTAATATAAGTTCTCTTTCTGTTTCACTAATTATATTAACAAGATACATTTCAGTGTTCGTAAATTCAAAAATATAATCTTTAAATTCATTAGCAATTATTTTTTCAAAAGCCTTTCTAAATACTTTCTTTTCTTCAATTTGTTTTGTTGTTCTAACCAAAAATATAAATTCATGTTTCTTTTTAATCCCTTGATTTATAAAGAATTTTTGTAAAGTGTATGTTTTACCAATCGAACGTTCACCGTTTATCAAATTAAAATTACGCTGATAACTTAGAAGCCATGACAGAGGTAACCATTTTTCCTGTTTTCTCATTTGTTCACTTCCTTTCAAAAATAAAATAAGATAATAGCTCAACATTCTCACACTCTGTCACGAGGAAAAAGAGCAGGGGACGAATTTAATCGTTGACGTGAACACCACAAGTTCTCTTTGATTAGTTGACTTCTATTACCTTATTTCATGTATTATCTTATCATAAAATAATAGAATCTGTCAACTATAATTTTAAAGTAAATGGTGTATCAACTAAAACAATACCACCTTTAGTATGTTTCATTGCCAATTTGCCTGCAAATTTACTGTCTTTAACAAAGTTATTCCATGTAACATTTTCATAACATTGGTATGGCATACCTGCGCACGTTATTTTTAAATATCTAAGTTCGCCATTGATATAATAAAAATTTGATTTAAATTGACCATCTTCTATCATATCATTCATTTCTTTTTCTGTCACAATTTCTTCCTCAATATATGACTTTTGTCTTAAGAATCTAGAACGCTCAAAAGTACTTTCATGTTTCCATGCTCCTAATTTGTATTTATCTATTTCTAAATTTGAGGGTATTTCTTTACCTAATAAATGTAAACTATCAGTATCAGCATATACAAATCTAAAATATACAGTTTGTGCAGACGAAATTGTTTTCTTTCTAGCATATGCTGTTATAAAACTTGCCATAGGAACATAAATAGGATTCCTTAATTCTTTTTCACCTAATGAATATTTAACTTGTGAATCTTCAAAATACGGTATTTTTGATTGTACATTTGGATTCAATGCGAACTTTCCATATAGAGCATTTAACATTAATTTAGCTAAGGTTCTCATAGCCATATTACCATCTTTTTCAGATTGTATTTTAATGGTTATCCACTTATCTATGTATTCTTTGAATAGTCCTGTTATTCCCTTAAATTTCCATCCACATAAATAATCAATATTGAAAATTTCGTAGTGTTCCATGAACATTTCTAAATCAACATTTGTCATGCAAAGGGTAACTTCTTCATCATTAGAACTAGTTAAATATTGTGTTGGCATAAATGATAGATTATTCTTTATTTGCAATGTTGGTATGTGATTTTCTTTTAATTCAAATTGACAACGTATGTAACATATGTATAGATTGTATAACTTGTCTGGTTTGTATTTACCATTAAAAAATATTGGTTCTCCATAGGGTAGAATATCATAATACATAACACTAGGATAAAGAGAATTTACATCTAGCACAATTCCTTCTCCTAAATCTTTACCTTGAAAAATAGGGTTACAATATGTGAAACCACCTTTATAAGATTGTCTTAAATCTGAATCATACATACAAATAGGAAAATCCCTATCAAATCTTTTCTTTCCAAATATATTTTTAAAATCATGAAATGCATTACTGCCCTGTGTCATTTGTTCAAGATTTTGTTCAAATAAAGTTTGTAACGCTAAAGCAGGAATCTTGACATCTCTTTTCAAATAGTCAATTTCTTCTGGTGTTAATTTGTGTCCTACTTCTCTAAATTCGTGATAGTCAATTTCTCCTTTTTGAAAAGGTAAATTAAAACCCTTTGCAATTACCTTTATAGGAAATGGCAATATTTTTAAACTATCATAAATTTTAACTTTGTTTACTTTCTTTCCTTTACGTTCGAAACATATTTCTATTGAATACCATTGTCCAGAATCACTAATTAAAGTGCTAAACTGTTTTGTATCTAATTCTTTTTTATTTATGCAGAAAGTATAGCCACTTTCAAACAAATAGTTTAATAAAAATTCACCATCAAATTTTAGATTATGAAAATAGAAAGTTGAATTTTTACTACATTTCATGTAATTAATAAAACTTTCTATATTATTATCATAAACAAAATCTGTTCTAATATCACGATTACCAATTTCTGAAATACCCCATGCCCAGACACGACAATCATTTATATCTGTTGTTGTTTCAAAATCGGCTGTGAATAGTGACATATGTATTATCCTTTCAAGTTGGCTATATATTCTATTAAATCATTGAATACTGTTTCAAATCGTACGTTCTCGTCATGTTCATCATAGTTAAAATCAATCATCAAATTTGGGTTGTCAAAACCTGCTTGAAGCATTTCTTCATCTTCTACATTATCCCACAAATTTTTTAATAACCGTCTATGATTTTCAATAAGAAACTGTTCGTCAATTGCCTTGTTTAAATTATCTCTGTATATTGCTAATTTTTCTTTGTTGTAATTACTAGAAATTTGCTTTTCTAAACCTGCTTTAAATTTGTTCCAATTTCTAGTATCTTTCTTTTCAAAACTGAATGTTGCAGGTTGTAAAGAGTTCTTTTGAATATTACCCATTGTTCCTTTTTCAGTGCTTACATTTGCTTTTTCTCTAGCTTTAGCTTTGTTTCTTTCTTTTTGTTGAAATTTTAAATAAGTTTCTCTTTTTTCCCATTTTGTTATTTTTAGACCTGCTTTATTTTCAATTGGTGTTTCATTTCCTTTTTTCATAAAACGTTCAAGGCTTGAAATTTCCCTATTAAAGTCTTTTCTTCCTGCTCTTGCTATTTCTGTAACTTCTTGTACACTCATTCGTTTTGGTAAATAATCTTTTAATTCTGGATTCTTCTTTTCTAAGTTCGTTATTTTTCTGTTAAAGTTTGCAACTGTTCTACTGATTTTTGTTTTATCTTCTTTTCTAAGTACAAATTTACGTTTTCCAGACATGAGTATTCATCTCCATTCATTTTAAGATAAAAACCTCTTTTTTCTATTTTTGAATATAAAACAATATCATATAGTGTGTTAGCTTCAACATAGAATCCCCACCGATTATATAAAGAGGATTTTAAAAATTCCCTATTATTTGAATAACTTTCATAGAATTTTCTTAAGTATTTTTTACTAGAAAAGAAAAATTCTAAATTATCAACTTTTAATTTATAACTTGATTCTTTCAAATTATAATAAATTCCATTTCTAGTTTGCATAATTTTTTAAAAGAAAAGGGATATAATTATACCCCCTTTGTTTTTCCTTTCCTAGTTTTTCTTTGCTTCTGATTTTTCTGCTTCTGCTTTTATCTTCTTCATTTCTACAATATCAAGTGAGAATTTAAGAATCTTATTCTGTCCCTTTGTTTCCTGTAACACCACAATCGGAACGCCTAAATCATAAGTAGGTTCACCAACTAATTGAATTAAATTTTTCATACTCCCCCAAACACCCTTTGAAACTGACTGATAGCCAACACCATCAATATCAATTAAAACAATTCTAGGACACCATTCTTTGCCACCTTTTTCCTGCTCTAGCAATACAGGTTCGCAATACACATCTTTAATTTTGATTTTCATATTGATGCAATCACTCAAACGCTTTTCTGGTGAAGAAATAGCATTAAACAATATTGCTCTGTCAATTTCATCAAGTGGCTTTGCAGATGAATAGCTTTGTGAAGCACTTGTTAAATCTGTTACAAATCTTGAACCATTGTCTGCGATTCCTGTAATATTTGCTAATGCTTGTGCTTGCTCTCCTGTAAATGGATTAACACCAACCTGTAATTCTGTATTTTCTGTTGTACTCATAATTTTTATCCTCTATCTTCCTATTTTATATTGATGTATGTTTCACATGAAACATTATGTTATTTAGTTTATTTTACAACTTCTTTTGCAAGTTCTAAAAATTGTGATACACTCATTTCAAATGTTTTTGACGTAGTTGTTATATCTGATACAAAGTAACTACCTGCTCCGTAAACTTTTGATAATTCTACAAGTGCTTTTGATGTGTTCATTTGTTCCTGTTCAATTGATAAATTATCTACTTCTTTAAATATAGGTGCTCCTGTTGTATCTGCTTCAATCTTGCTTGCTTTAATAACATGAGTATTAAAAGTTCTTGAAATCATTTTCTCTTTTGGTTTTGTTTCCTCTTTAACTTTTGGTGTTACTTCCTGTACTTCTGGTGTTACTTCCTGTACTTCTTTTTCTGATTTTGACATTTTTGCAAAATCTCCTTTCTTATTTGTTTTTTTTCTCTGCTCTGCATTTATAAAGGGTGGCAACTTTCTAGATTGAATTTATTAGGTGTCTTGATTAGACTTTCAATCTGCCTGCATTAGAGAGGTAGAACTTAAATTCTACCTATTCAATTTCAATTTCAACTCTTTTATAATAACTACTATGATAAATTCCTTTAACCTCTGAATTAAGAAACATTGAGTATTCAATAATATTCTTAACATCAATTTCTATTTCTGTTCCTTTTTGATTTAAAACAATAAGTTCATCTTGAACCAAATCTAGCAATACTCCAAATTTCATAAATTAACAACCTTTCTTATTTAAAATGTAAAATCAGTATAAACCTCTTTGTCAGCTTTTAAAAATCTTTCACAATTTGTATCTGAAAATTTATAACATGAAAATGATTTTGAACTTCTATCATATTCACCTTTAATAAGAACCTGTGTTTCTTTTGGGCACTCGATATAACTAGTAGTAAAATATGAACCTTTTTTAATATCCTTAAGTGTTAAATTTTCAATTCTATCACAGATATGAGTAATTTTGTAAACTTTCCAATCTCCTAATTCTAATTTCTTAACAGCTTTTTCTAATGAATCAGCCTTTATCTTTTGTTCTGTATATCCCTTACTAATTGGTGTAAATATATAATATTTCATTTTATTACTCCTTTCAATATTTAATGTGTATATGTTTGCTACTCCCTTATAATACTACTTTTTCCATCATCTTACAACCTTAAAATTGCACAAAATACAACTTTTTATTTGCATAAAGTGCACAACATTATTTATTTTTACATTATCTATTTACATTTTTTGTGCAAATAGTATAATAAAGACTAAAGGTAGGTGATAAAAATTGACAGTTGAAGTTATTATAATTACTCTTATTTTTATATTTTTCGACTTATTAAGCGGTTATCTTGGTGCTTGGTATGAGAAAAAACTCAATTCTAGTAAATTAAGAGCAGGATTTTTTCACAAAGGTGCGTTTGTTGGCTTTATTGTATTAGCAGGTTTAGTTGACAAAGCACAGGAACTTATTGACATTGGTTTCGCTATACAGATATTATACCCAGTTTGTGTGTATATTATCGTAATGGAATCAACTTCTATATTTGAAAATTTATGTATTCTAAATTCAAAACTTAAAACTTCTAAATTTGCACAGTATTTTGAAAAGGTGGGTGAAAAACACAAATGATAACAATTGATGTTAGTAGATACAATGGTACAATTAATTGGAATAACCTTGATGTAGATAATGTTTTTATACGTGTTGGTTACAGAGGGTATTCAGTTGGAACAATTAAACAGGATAGTAAATTTCTAGTTAATCTAAAAAATGCTATTGCTAAAAACATAAATGTTGGTTTGTATTTTATGTCACAGGCTATTAATCTTGTAGAAGTAAGAGAAGAAGTAGACTATATTTTAAATCTTATTAAAGGATATGAAATTGATTTACCTATCTTTTATGATAGTGAATACTCTGGTGAACCTAACAAAAATGGTAGAGCAGATAAATTAACAAAAACACAAAGAACAGCTATAGCAAAAACATTTTGTGAAGAAATTGTAAATGCAGGGTATAAAGCTGGTGTTTATGCGTCAACAAGTTGGTTCAATTCAAATCTTAATATCTCAGAATTAGCAAATTATTATATTTGGACTGCTCAATATGCAAGCAAATGTACAGCAACATTTAAATATGATATGTGGCAATACACTAGTAAAGGTTCAGTTGCAGGTATTTCTGGAAACGTAGATTTATCTTATACTTATTCAGAATTAAAAAATGTTTCACATGAAACAATTGAAGCACCAACTTTCACAACAGGAAAATATAAATTACTTGCAAACATGAAAGTTAGAAAGGGTGCAGGAGATTCGTATAATGTCTTAACTAGAAATCAACTTACCCCAAATGGGCGAGTTCATGCCACAACTTCTGGTTGTTTAATTTCTGGAACTAATGTTAATGTTGATAAGGTTGTCGTTGAAAATGGAAATGTTTGGGGTAAAATTCCAAGCGGTTGGATAGCTATTTTTTATCATTCAACCAAGTATTTACAAAAGTTGTGTTAATATGGATTACATTTCAAAAAATGCTTATCTATCCTTAGAAGAAATGCAAATTAACGCATATTACCTTTATAGCTTTTTCAGTTCGCAAGGTTGGACACTTGAATCTATAGCAGGAATGTTAGGTAATATGCAAACTGAAAGCAACATAAACTCGGGAATTTGGCAAGGTTTAATTGTAAATTATAATCGGGGTTATGGTTTAGTACAATGGACACCTGCAACAAAATTAACGTCATGGCTTTCTAGTAATGGTTATTCAATGTCTGATATTTATGGTCAATGTATGCGAATTATTTATGAATTAAATAATGGATTACAGTATTCAGAAGAAACAGGTTATCCAATTTCATTTTCTGAATTTTCACAAAGCACAGACACACCAGAAAATTTAGCTTATGTTTTTCTTAATAATTATGAGAAACCTCTCGTAAGAGACCAACCAGACAGACAAACACAGGCTCGATATTGGTATGAATATCTAGGGGGAACAACACCAGAACCACCTATACCCCCAACACCTATTTACTCAAATAATAAGTTGAAATTAATTTATTATACAAAAATATTTTAATGTTTCACGTGAAACATGAAAGGAGATTTAATGTTAACACAAGAAGAATATAACGCTTTACTTCAACAGATTTTAGAATTAACAAATCTTGATGAAAATGTGACAAATGTAGTTGAACAATTAAAAAATTCATATCCTGTAACAGAAACAGAAGATGCAACAAACCCATTGCAGGCTGAATTAGAACAGGCTCTTGCAGAAAAAGAAGAAATTAAGCAAAAGTATATTGCCCGTTTCTTTGGTGGAAGTACAGGAGAAGAAACAGAGGAAACAGAAGAAACAGAATCAACAGAACCTAATAACTATGACGATATGGGTGCAGATGATTTAGACAGTGCCTTTGCAAAATTGTTAAAAACAGAAAGTGAGGAATAAAAATGCCTTATATCCCAAGTCCTTCAAATTTAAGTGCTTCAACTCCTACTATTTTAAATCTTATCAAACAGGATTTATTTTTACAAAACAATGCTTATTATGGGGGTAGTTTTCCAACAGCTTCAAACACAGTTGAATCAATAAGAGCAGTAGGAAAAGAACACTGTAGAAATACTCAAACGCAAAATGCTTTTTTATCTGCCTTAATGAATCGTATCGGATTTGAAATGACAACATCACAACTTTTCGAAAATCCTTGGAGAGAATACAAAAAAGGTATTATGGAAATGGGTGAAACTGTTCAAGAGATTTTTGTTTCAATGGCTAAACCTTATCAGTTTTCAGAAGTAACAGCAGAAACAGAAAGAAACAAACGTGTTATTCCCGATGTAAATGCTATGTACCATGTGTTGAATTTTACAAAACAGTACAAGCAGACTATTCAAGAAACTAGATTACGTCAAGCGTTCTTGTCAATGGACGGTGTAACAAGCTTAATTAGTGATATAATTCAAGCTATGCTTTCTGGTGCTAACTATGATGAATGGCTGATGATGAAATATTTAATTGCCAGATTAGCACTTGATGGAAAAATTATGGGTGTTACAATACCAACTGTCAACAAAACCAATCTTGAAGATATCATGGCAACTATTAAGGAAAATTCTAGTAACTTAGAATATCCAGACGCCACCTATAATATGGCGGGTGTTGAAAATTTCGCTAAGGTTGATAAACAACACATTATTTTATCGTCTTCTTTTGAAGCAAAAAGTGATGTTATGGTTTTATCAAGTGCTTTCAACATGGAAAAAGCTGATTTTCTAGGTAAGAAAACTAAAACTAATTCGTTTGGTTTCACAGTTAAAGAAATTGAAAGATTGAAATATTTATTTGCTGAACATGTTGATACAGATGGAAAACCAATTTACACAGATACAATTTTTACATCTGACGAGTTAACACTTTTATCAACAATAGCATCTATGATTACTCATGAGGACTTCTTAATGGTTTATGACAACCTTGTTGACCAGAGTATGGAATACGTTACACAGGGTAGATATTGGAATCATTTTCTAGACACGTGGAAAATCTTTTCTGCTTCACCTTTCCATCAAGCTGTTTTATTTACAACAGCAACACCAACGGTTACAAGTATTACAATATCTCCTGCAACAGCTACAACGTCAACAAATGCAACCTTAACACTTGAAGCAACAATTGTTTCAACAGGATTTGCAAATAAAGACCTTATATGGGATGTAGACAGTGAAGTATCTGGTGTTGTTGATGGTGTTCTATATGTTTCAAAAGATGAAACAGAAACAACACTCACAGTAACAGCTACCTCTAAATTTGATGAAACTAAAGCAGGAACAGCAGTTATTACAATTTCTTAAAAGAATGGAGTGATTAAGTGAGCAACTTAATACCAATCACACCTCAAGGGATATCCAAGTTTTACCAGAGTATCCCTTGGGATAACTCCTATAAAAACATTAGAAAATGGAATAGTGTAGGAGAACAAGACACATATTTTGCAACAAAGAAATTATACGATACTCAAAATATGATTGTAATAAAAAATTACAATACCTTAGCGGTAGATTTTGTTGCTGACGATATGATAAATGTAAATTATATGAGTTTTCAAAATTCAAACTTTACTAATAAAACATTTTATGCTTTTATTACAAATGTAATTTATAAATCACCTAATTCTTGTACCGTTGAATATGAAATCGATATTTTTCAAACATATCAATTTGACATTGATTTTTTACCTTGTTTTGTTGAGAGAGAGCACGTTAATGATGATACAATCGGTAAAAATTTAGTAGTTGAAAATTTAGATTTAGGTAATTATATTATTAATGATTATGTTAAAACAGGGTTATCGGATTCAGACAAAATAATTGTACTTGCTAGTTCTGGAAATGTTGAGGGGGATTATGCAACAGGTGGTTACTATGGGGGTATATATTCTGGCTTACAGTATTTTAAATATTCTAGTGTTACAGATTTAAATACTCATTTAAATAATTTGTATACAGCAGGAAAATCCGATAGTGTTGTTGCAATTTTTATGGCTTATGATAGCTTGTTTGGAACTGAAAATTCATTAGAACCCCTTGAATCGGGTATCACTGTAGAAAAAAATTTTGATGAATTAGATGGTTATACACCAAAAAATAAAAAATTATATACCTATCCTTACAACTTTTTATATGTTTCAAATTTAAACGGTCAATCAGCTGAATATAAATGGGAATTTTTTATAGGTAATCCAATGCAAGACCCTGCTTACTTTAATATTATTGGAGAAACCTCATGTAATCCAACACTAACTTTAGTTCCAGACGGATACAAAGATTACAGTGAGGGCATGAGTTATGGCAACCTAAATGAAAAGCTTGTTCTTTCTGGTTTTCCGCAATGTGCATGGACTACAGATACTTACAAAGTATGGCTTGCACAAAATTCTAGTAGTATGGCTATTTCTACAATGGGTAGTGCTTTAAGTGTTGGTGTGGGTTTATACACAGGAAATCCAATAGCTGTAGCAGGTGGGGGGTTAGCAATTGCGGATATTTTAAATCAGAAATACAAAGAAAGTGTAAGACCCCCACAGGCAAGCGGTGTTGCAGGAAATGGTGGAATGTTCGCTTATAATGAATTAGATTTTCATTTTTTCAGTACCTCAATAACTTCTGAATATGCTCAAATAATAGATGATTTTTTTAGTATTCAAGGCTACCAAGTTAACAGGGTTAAAACTCCAAATTTAACAGGGCGTCAAAATTGGAACTATGTAAAAACTAAAGAGTGTCAAGTTAGAAGTAAACCTACAAAATCATGCCCTGCACAAGTTATAAACGATTTAAAATCAATTTTTAATTCTGGTGTGACTCTATGGCATACAGGAGATATTGGAAATTATAGTTTAACAAATACTATTGTGTGAAAGGAGAATAATGGGTAAACAAGTAGAGTTATACACTGTAATTGATGAAATGTTATACAAACATTATTATAATAGATTAAAAAGTATAGCATTATCAATGTTTGAATGGAAAAACCTACCAACAAGTATTGATTCTAGATTTTTAGAATTACAACTTTTTTCTAAAGGTTGTTGTTTATTTTCTTATGATGAAATAGCAGAATGCTATGTTATAACAACTGGTCAACTTTCTGGTACTTATGATATTTATAATAATTCAACTAAAAGAATAGCTATTGCTTCAAATGGTTATTACAGAAATGGATTAACAAAAGCTGATAGCGTTATTATCTATAACAATTTTTTAAGAGAATCAACTTCACCAGATATGGAAATATTTGCTTATAGATTGTGGGAATGTCAAAGAAGTATAAATTCTAACATTATGAATCAAAAGTTTCCATATGTTATTTTAACAACAAAAGCACAGGAGTTAACAGCAAAGAATTTATTTAAAAAAGTACAAAATAATGAACCTGTAGTTTTTGCTGATAAATCAGTTTTTGAAGAAAATCAATTTACATTAGTACCCACACAAGTTCCCTATGTTGCTGATAAATTAAGAATTGAACGTCATGATATTTGGGACGAAGCAATGTCTTTTCTAGGAATTGAAAATTCAAACACAGACAAAAAAGAACGTCTAGTTTCTAGTGAAGTTAACGGAAACGCAGGAAGTATTGAGAGTCAAAGAAATAGTTTATTATCAGCAAGAAAACAAGCTTGTGAAATGATAAATAATATTTGGGGATTAGATACAACTGTCACTTACAGGAGTGATTTAGAAACACTTCTAAATAAAAATAATCTATTTGAAAGAAAACCAGAATCACAATTAGGAATTGAGGTACAAAACAATGAGTGATTATACAATGAGTTTATATTGGATAGTTAAAAATAAAAACACTGACAGAACAAAAACCTTAGATGAACAAATCGACATTGCTAATCAATTCATTTTTGACTTTGATTTTCCTATCTGGAACGAAACCTATAGGACGACATTTGAAAGAAAATTAATAAATCATTTTCTTATGTATGAGATAGGTGTAGAAAGTTTAAATATGTTCAAATATTTTTTGAATGAAAGATTAAATCTAATTATGCCTTACTATAACAGGATTTATGAAACAACAATTAATGATTATGACTATCTTAATAATTATAATCTCACAGAAACACAAGATGCAACAGCAGAACAAACAGACACAATCATATCAAATCAAACAGGAAATACCACAGGTAACCAGACAACTAATGACGTTTTAGAATCTGAATCAAATAGTGAACAAAATGCAGACAATAAATCTACAACTATAAATTCAGATTTTCCACAAGCTACTTTTAATGTTGGGGTTGATTATGCCAGCGGTAGTAGTGAAACAACAGAAGATAATAAATTAACAGGAACAGAAACAAACAATTCTACAAATAATAGTACTGTTAATAACACTTCTACTCTTATTCAAAATGTGTCTAACAATAATGAAAGTAAGAAAATAGATAATTTCTTAAATAAGAAAACAGGAAACACTATTTCCCTAACTGAATTATTGATGGAATATAGAAACAGCATTATTAATATAGAATCTGACATTTTTAAAGAATTAAAAGATTTATTTATGTTAGTATTCTAGGAAAGGAGAACAAATGACATACAATTCAATTTCTGGTTTATTTGCTTCAAGACTTCCATTATCAGCTAATTTTGATGTAACAGGAATGAGTTTATTAGAAAATTTTTATTCTTTAGTAAAAAGTTTTGACGAACTTTATTCTTACGTTAATTCGTTTGATTTAAGTAATAAGGAATATGTTGACGAACAAGTTAGCATAATAAATACAACTATTTCTAATTTACAAATTTTGGTAAATTCTAATTTTGACGATTTGACTATTTCATTAAATAATTTAAGCAACACAATGGATAACAAGTTGAATAATTTAGAATATTTATTAAGACAAGAAATTACAGCAGAAATTAATAATCTAAGAATTTATGTTAACACAAACATTAATACTCTTTTAGGGAATATAAATGAAAGTTATGAAAATTCAAAAGATTATACAGATTTACAATTAATATTATTTAAACAGGATTTACCAAACTTTAAGGTGTTGCAAGTTTTCAACCCAATCACACAAAAGAATGAATATATTGAAAAAGTTATAAATGATTTATTCTTTTATAATTCTAACGCATTAACAGCGCAGGAATTTGATGAATTGGAAATCACAGCTATACAATTAGATAATAAATTAATAAGTTCTTTAAATTTTGATTTATCATCTAATAAAATTTTGGGTTTTATCAACCCAATGCGTAACCCATACACAGGTTCAATTGATGAAGTTGAAAACGTAATTGATGTTATTATTAATCCAAGTAGAGATGATTACACCGCCTTGGAATTTGATAATAAATTAATTGATGCACTTGTATTTGATGATTTAGAAATTAGTGCATATGATTTTGATTTTATTAATAAAACCATCATTTTATAAAAGGAGAATATACCTATGGCAACAACTAATTCAACATCTAACTTTAATTTATCTCAATACAGTAATAATGATAAAGTAAATTTTTTAGTTAATTACAACAGTGATATGGTAAAAATTGATACAGCTATACAAGAAAATAAAGTTGATATTGCAAGTGTTGAAACTTCTGTTTCTACTGCTACAACTTTAGCAAATACTGCAAAAGATATTGCTGAATCGGGAGCAACATCAATTGTCACTTTAACAAATGATGTTAATGCAATTGAAACAAGTGTTAGTGTAATTCAAGGAAATGTGAGTAATTTAACAACAACCGTTAATGAAATTGGTGACACTGTACTTCTTCATTCAACTGTAAGTTCGGGTGCTTTTGCTATTAATTTTGATGATTATCAATCTATTTCTATAAAATTCATTTTTAACGGTAATGGTGCAATTATGAAAACTTATCCTGTTGATGCTCTTGTAAATAATGATTTAATACAAGATGGTCATTACCTAGATGCAACTTATCAAATGTCATTTAACTTTACAAAAACAAGTACAGGAATAACTCTGAATGGATGGGTTCTAAATAATTGGAGTTTTAACGAATGTAGAATCTACGGAACAAAGAGATAGAACCCAAAAAACAACACAATGCACAAATCCTATTTGTCAATAGCGCAATATCACCAAAGATTTAGTCTTTACTTTAGTAGTATTGCCCTGCAACCCCTTGTCAAGTAGGCAAATGTACCAAAGATAATTTAATATTGTTGTACACAATTACCATTTACTTTCCCCAATTTAGTAGAAATGCACAAAGCATTCGAGCAGATTGGGGAAATTTTTGTTCATTATGTACACGCAAATCT